GAAGGGGCAGCGCAACGACCAGGGGCTTTACGCCCAAATGTGCCCGTATCCTGCGGCAACCCTGAACCAAGTCGGGATTCACTGGGATTTGGACAGCACCAGATTAGAGGGTGAGTGTGGACGGCGTCCACAGTTCGGCCACACAGGAGGGGAACCGCCGGTTCGGCGTGGTGCGTCCTGAAAGGGCATGAGCCGCAACCGCAGACCACGCCGCCGCACTCCCGCCGAACTGGACGCCGAGGCATACGCCGCCGAGGTGCGCGCGTGGCGCGCATGGGTCGCCGCGCGGCCGGGCCGCTGGCGGGTAGCGCAGTCGCGCGGATGGGCGCGCGGCTAGTCCGACTTGGGCACCAGCGGGTAGGGGTTCTCTCGATTCTGCTTCTCGACGCGAGACCGACATTCCGGGCACATCTGGCCGCCGGGTCCGACCGGCCGCTCGCCGCAGAGTCCACACATTCTGTCTGCTGCTCCGTCCGACACAAACCGAATAGTATCCGCACATGCATTCGAATCGCCGCCGCCCGCTCCGGCAGATTCGCGATGGTCGATACGCCGAGGGCGCGCCGAAATGCTGTCCGGCCGGTCATCGGCTCACCGCTGGTCGGACGCTGGTCGGGTGGCAGGCTTGCACCGCTGTCGGCGGCGGACACCGGACGTACGATTGCCGGGAATGTGGCGTGGTGATCTACTCGCCGCCGCCCGCGGCCGGGTGCGATCACACAGCGTTCGACTCTCGGCACGTCGGAATCAGGGGCACCGAATGAGCGATATCGACAAGTTCCCAACCCCCGTGCAGCGCGAGCTGCTGCGGGTCGTCGTCGCGGCGCGGGCCGCGGGCGAGCGGGACGTCGTCACCGCGGTGCGGGCGACGTTGCGGGACCCACCGGCGGCCGAGATCGTCGCCTCGGTCGTCGCTGTGCTGGACGGTGTCGGCCATGTGCCGGGCGAGTCACTCGACTCGCTCATCGCGCGGCTACGTGTCCTGTACCGCGAGGCGGCCGACGACGAGGACGACTACGAGCCGTTACGGGTCGACGACGATCGGTACTGACTCGCTCGGTGTGAGCGGGTAGAGCAGCACGTCGAACTGTGGAGCGTCGGGCCAATGTGGGCGCAACGATCCGACCTTGCGCCAGCCCCATTTCCGGTATGCGGCGTAGGCCCGTGTGTTGTCCGGCTCGACGAGCAGGGTGGCGCGCTGCTCTGAACGGCTGCCGAGCAGTTCGTCGTGCAGCCTGCGCGCGAGTCCGTGGCCGGTGTACTCCTGGCACACCATGATCTCGCTGAGCGCGAATGTCCGGGCACCGTCCTCGACGGTGAACGCGTCGATATCGCCCTCGTCGAGCGTGAGCCCTTCCCACCATCGCGTGTTCGGCGGCAGTGGCCAGCCCCAAGTCTGGCCGGCCGTCTCGCCGTGAACAGTGGCCATCACCAGTTCGAAACCGCTGCCGCGGCCCGGATCGGTGTAGGCGTCGAATCGGTGCATGAACTCGGTGGGCGAGTCGAACGGGTCACCGGAAGCGATGGCATCGACATACGACCGTCGATAGATGTCCTCGACGACGTCGCGCAGTTCGCGTGCTTGCGTGGCCGAGCAGTGCCGGAACGCGAGGCCCTCGATGGTGGCGGTCATCGCGCGATGGCTTTCTGCGCGAGAGCGTCGAACCGACCGCAGAACTCGCTGCCGACCGCGAGCGGCTCGACGGTGCGGCGCACAGGTTCCAGCACGCGCAGGGTTCGCGTGGACGACACCTCGCCGAGGGAAGCGAGTACGGGCAGGCCCTCGGCTACCGCGCCGGTGACATCGCCGACTCGTGCCCGACTGGCGGCCGACCAGGCGCGCAGGTTCATCGCATTGCGGGGGCTCGTCTGTTCGGCGGCAGCGGCGCTGTAGAGCTCGACAGATCGCGATGTCTCGCCGAGGTCGCCGTACCCGCGTGCCTCATGCCCCGCGATCTCGGAATGGCTGACGAAACGGAGCCACTGCGGACACTCGTCGATCGGTTCGTACTGTGCGGCGGCATCCATCTCGCGCCACGCTGTTGCCAGCGTCCGGCCGAATGCGGTGTGGTCGCCGACGACGCCGTACGCCTGCGCCTCGCGGATCGCGATGAGCGCGTGGATTCGCCCGGGTGGCCGCCCGCGCATGAGATCGCGGGCGCGGTGAACCAATTTGAGTGCGTGGTACGGGCTTCCAGCACCGGCGCGGCTGAGCGCTATCGACTGGTTGGCTGCGTACAGGCAGGTATGTGCGATCAGATCGGCGTCGTCGGCTTCGGTACCGAGCGCCAGCGCGTCGGCGTAGCAGCGTCGGGCGAGTGGATGCCGGTCGGCGTCGTAGGCGAGCCAGCCCGCCAGCACGGCCAGCTGCCCTGTCGCGCTGGTGAACGCGTCGCCGGTCGCGGTGTCATAGGCGCATGTGTCGAGCTTGTGCTTCGCGCGGGCCAGCTGCTCGACGGCGAAGTCGACGAGGGCCGCCCCGCCGGATTGTTGGTCCTCGTGTTCGAGGGTGTCGACTCCATGGAGTAGACGCCGCACGTCGGACGCACCGAGGCGGTCGTGTTCACCCGCCAGCATGGTCACAGTGCCGAGGGCTGCCAGTTTCCCGAATTCCCGCCGTCTCACGTCGTCGTCGACTTCCCATGCGTACATGCCGAGCTCACCCGCGCTCGGCGATTCCGATACCGCACCCACAGGTTCGATGCCATCACGACCAGGATGCCCGTCCGCCACTCGTGGCGCAGCGGCGAGAGCCAGGCGGAACCGCTCGAGCTGAACGGGGTCCAGGCGTGCAAGCGCTGTGTCGAGAGACTCGGCGGACTCGCCGACGACCGGCCGGTCGATGGTCGCTCGCTGCTCCCATTTCTGGATCGTCTTCACGTCCCAGCCGAGAGCGTCGGCGAACTGGGCCTGTGTCATCCGTAGGGCGACCTTGCGCATTGCCTTGACCTCGGTCGCCGTCCACTTGCTGACGATCATTCGTGCCCCCGGTCTGCGCTCGCAACGACTCGTCGGATAAGCGTAGGACTTCCGTCTCGGTTTTGTGGGTGGGATGAAAGTGCCTGGTCGGTGAAGGTGAAGACAGCACCCGCCGCCAGGTCGGCCCCTTACCCCTGGCGTCGGGTGCACTCCATCCGTTCCAGGGAGCTGGAGGCACCCGACATGGAAATCATCCTCGCCGTCACAGTGATTGCGCTACTCCTCGTTGTCGGCGTAGCGGCCGCGGCTGATCACACCGTGCCCGCGCGGCACCATCGCGGCCCCACCGTCGCCGAAATCCGAGCACGCCTCGACGCCGAGGCCGCCCGTACGCTCATTCCGATGCGGGGGTAGCCATGGCGATTCATCTTCCCCCGAACATCGACGCCTCGACCATCGCCGCGATCATCAACCACGCGAGCTTTCGATGGGCCGCCGAACACCCGCACGAGGCCATGCAGGCACACCGCGAATGCCAGGTAGGCCAGTGCCTCACGAAGACGATCGCGTACAAGAAGCTCGTCGGCGACGGCAAGCTCGTACCGGCCGGGTGGCCTGCATGAGCGCGCCGACCAGATCGACGATGTACGCCACCACGCACGCGAGCGGCACGGCACGCTGGGCGATCGTGGGCGGCGTCGCAACGGTTTTCGCGGTGCGCAGCGGACAGCGCGACCTGCCCATGCCGCCCGGCGAGAACGGTGTCGACCTCGGGAAGTGCTTCGACCTGTTCCCGGATCAGCGCGAGCTGTTCTGGCAGGTGCTCTACGAGCGCGAGGCGATGCGCCCCGGCGGTCCCAACTGCGGCCGTATCTCCGGCCGGTAGCTCGCCCATGACATTTCGTGCCATACGGCCGGTTTCTGGATAACGCCCCGCATTTTGTGGCCGATCCAAGACTCGACGATTCGATCACCCATGAGGGGGTTCCCTTGTCCAATCCCGTACCGCCGCCCGATGATCCGATGGCGAAACGCCGCCAGACCAACAAGATGATCCTCATGCTCCTAGGCGGCGCGCTGCTGGTCGTGCTGCTGGTCGTTGTCGTTGGCGCGCTCACCGGCGGCGGTGAGGACGATTCCAAACCAGCCGCTACAGCGACCGGCAAGCCGACGAGCACCGGATCAGCGACGCGCAGCGAGCCCACCACGACTACGGCCGAGAACGAAACCTCGCGGGTACCTAACCAGCCGTTCGGCGCGTCCGATCCGCGATGCATCCCCGCGTCCGATGGGATCGTCGGCCTGGTCGAGGCTGGCCTCACCGAGGACGGATATCGGCTGACCAACGGGACGGTGATCGACGAGGGCAGCCTCGTATTCTTCGGAGCGACCATAGTCGACAGTGCGGGCGAAATGCGGGAGCGCTCGGATGTATGGGTCATCGCGAACAACGTCCCGTATGCGAGCACCGGCGGGGCACGGAATAACAGCGAGTTTCCGAAGGCATCGGCAGCGCCCGTGAATATCTCGCCCGGTGACGAGCGCGTACAGGCGGTCGATACCTGTGTCGTCAACCTCACCACAGGCGGATAGCCACACAAACGACGAAACCGCCCCGGCTGGGAGAATCTCGGCCGGGGCGGTTTCGTGTTCGTAGGTCAGAGGTCGTATGCCTCGATGGAGTCGATAGCGGGTGAGCGGTACTCGGCATTGAGGAATGGGAAATTGCCTTCGACGACGAGCCCCCAACGGCGGTTGGTCGGGCCGCTGGCAACGATGTTGCCGGTGTCGGTCCAGCTCAGGAATTCGTTGCCGTTGCGGTAGGCGGTGAACACGTTGCCGACGCGCCGGAACTCGATGAGGTCGTCCACGGTGATATTCGTCGTCGTCGACTGCCGGATCGTTTGCCCGGTCTGCCCGGAGGTGGCACCGGATGCGGGCGGGAGTCCGGCTTGAGTGAGGATCGCGCAGCCGGTCGCCGTGCTGACCGCGAAATAGCACATGGTCGCCGCGCCGAACGTGTCGGCGACCGCCAGGACGAGGCACGTCAGGTTGTCGGTTGCCAGGTTGCCCACGGGTGCGATGAGCTGTGCTTTGACGCCGTAGTTGTCGGTGACGAATTTCCCGCTGTTCGTCCCGCCCTGGTAGCTCACCCAGTTGCCCGCGCGGCCGTCGCCGTTGCCCATGGTTTTCATCTGGGCGCGGTTCGTGGCGATCTTCGGTTCCGGGTTGCGGTCGACGCGCCAGTTCGCGCCGAGCGTGGTCGCGTTGGCGCGGTTGAAGTCGTCGAGGTAGTTCGCGCCGACCACGACGGCCGCCGCCGCGGTGCCGCCGCCGAACGCCGCCGCGGTGACCTTCGCGGCATGGTCGACGACAGCCACGGCCACACCATCGCCGATCGCGGCGGCGGCGACGAGGGCGCCGGGGGTGATCGTCGCGATTCCCTGCCCGGTCGCGATGGCCTCGGCGGTGATCGACGCGACCGGATATCCGGCGACACCGGCCGCGCCTCCACCGGTCGCGAGCGCGGTGAAGGTGTGCGAGGCGATCATGACGGCCGCCGCGGTGCCGCCGCCGAACGCGTCGGCCTCGACCTCGGCGTTCACAACAATGCCGAGCGCGACACCGCCGCCGAGAGCCGCGGCCGGGATGGCGACCGACGGGACGAGCGTCGCGGCGGCGACACCGGCGCCGAGGGCCGGGGCAGACCGCCACGGCACGATGGCGATTGCCACCGAGGCCGAGCCGCTGCCGAGGGCCTGCGCGAGCAGCGAGACCGAGAACCGCGGTGCCGGTGGGAATCGCGCCGTGCGGGCGTCCGGGCCGGGGAAGGGCACCGTGCGCGCGTCCGGACCGGGAAAGGTGACGGTGCGGGCGTCCGGGCCGGGGAACGGCAACGACATGGTCTAGTCGGCGCCCGAGGGGTAGGTGTAGGACGGGGTCACCTTGACCTCACCGGCCGGGGACACGACCGCGTCGGGGGTGTCGAGGATCGTGCGCAGGGTCGTGCCGTTCCAGCGGCACATGTGCGTGTACGAGCCCGCCTCGACGTTGAACACCATTTGTGAGCCGGTGACGGTGCCGCCCACGGCGGCGCCCCAGGTGGTTGCCTGACGGGCATAGCCGCCGCCGGTGGCCTCGTTGGCGAGTCCGTCCGGGCCGGGGTCGGCGGTGTGCAGGCTGTAGGTGTCGCCGAGGCTGGCCCAATGGTCGGCCATGGCGTTGCGGACATCCACGGTGCTGGACATGAAGAAACTCCTTGCGGCTCAGGATCAGCGGCGCGCAACGCCCCTGATCCACTCGTAATCGTCGGTCGTGCTGGTGACGGTGTTCGGGTAGTGAATCCACATCACGAACGGCGTTCCGGCCGGGATGGCGGCGACGGCCGCCGCTTCCTCACGCCATGAGACGGTGGCGCCGTCCACGGTGGCCGTCCATGTGGTTGGTGACGGCGCGGTGTCCCATACGATTTCGGCGGTCGTTCCCGGCGGGAGCGGTCCGGCCGGGCTGGTTCGAGAGGCGATGAAATCGCCGTTCGTGAGTTCGATATCGTCGCGAATTGCGCGCCATCCGATCGACATCTCGAGACCTCCCTAGCTGAGTGCGTAATACGGAACGCGCGTTGAGGTAAAGGTGAGCGATGAGTACGCGATCGTTGCGGGCGGCGAGGTTTGCCCGCCGGGTGATTTGGCGTACAGCGCTCCCGGACGCACACCGGGCGGCGCGACCATGCCCCATACCCGTTTGGCGAGGATCGACTTGCATGTCTGTCCGGTCTGGGTCACCTGCAAGATTCCCACGGCCCATATCTCGGATTTGAGGGCCGATATCGCCGTGGGCAGGTTGAACGTGTATTCGGTGTTCGTGTCCGCGACGCTGGCCTTGATGTCACCGGTTGCTGCCATGAGCTGTAGGTCTCCGGTGCTGGCGTCCATCAGGTACGCGCACGCGTACATCGCATTGATGCCGAACGCTGTCACGCTGTTGCCGGTGCCGAAGGTCACCCGCGAGTACGAACGGTCGCGGGTGCATTCCAGAAACCCGAGTTCAACTGAATTCGCGCCGTGTCCGTCCGGCTGATAGTCCGGCGGGTCGTTGAAATTGATTCCGTGGGAATGCGAGTTGTCGCCCGAGCCGCCGCTGTTCGTCTGGTCTGCGGTGGGCTCGAGCATGATTCGTGGAAATGTGGCGTCAGCGTCGCGGGTGAAGCTCTTCCACAGGCCGCCGCCGCTGGGTATCACGTTGCCGTCGGTCGCAGCGAGATCCTGTTGCGCTCGGGAGGCCGAGCCGTTCGTGCCGACGATCGGCGCTTTCGACTTGTCGTAAATGTCCTGCTCGGTGAGGTTCTGCCATTCCAGGAAAGCGCCCGGTTTGGTGGGGTTGAGTGCGCCATTGGGATCGGCGCCGTCTGGCTGTGTCACCTCAGATCTCCTCGGCGAGCTGCTCGGGAATCGCGGGAATTTCCGGCGGTGCCTCGTTGAGCCGGTGCGCGACGGTCACCTCGGTGATGTGAGCGAGCAGTGTGCGGATATACCGGACCGCGGCGCGGAGCAGTCCCTCGGTGCGGGTCAGCTCGGATTCGAGCCGGTCGACGCGATGCTGTAGCTCGGCGATCTTGCGAGTCTGGCGGGCGTTGAGGTAGCCGAAGACAGCGCCCAGAACGGCGACCGCGCCGCCGAATACGGCCGTGATCTGGTCCGGGGTCATAGAGCACCCTCGCCTCGGACCGGGGTCACGGCGGGCCGGATCAGCAGACCCGAGCGGACGAGCGCGGGCTCGGGAACACGGTTCGGTCGCATCACTTCTGGCCGCCCTTCGGCGCGGTGAAACCCTCGAGGCCGAGGTGCTCGCCGATCATGGCGAGGGCGTCGACGACCGTCCGGCCGCCGAGCTGCGGCCAGCCGGTCACCGCGCCGTCGCGGCGGGCCTTGCTGCCGTCGCCGCCGAGCTGGTCGACGCCGACGCCCGCGTGCAGGTCGATCCACGACAGCAGGTTGCCCGCGGTCTCGTTGTCGACGCCGGGCTCGTTGTGACCCTCGCGGGCGCCCGGCTTGCGTACGCGGTGCGCCCACACGGCCGCGGCGATCTCGTGTGCACTGGGCATGTCGTCCTCCTCGGGGATGGCGGCCGGTCCGCCGTTGTTGATCTCGATCGCTCGTGCGATCACGACGTCATAGGGGAAGTGGTGGCCCGGGTCCCAGTGGTCGACCTCGCGCCATGCCGCGCTGATGTCGATGTGACCGAGGATCCCGCGCTCACCGGCGCGGGCCTGCGCCGCGGTGATCTTGCGCAGTGGAATGCCGTAGCGCCGGTTCCACTCGGCGTAGCGCATGGCGGTGCGCTCCAACAGCTTTCCCTCGCGCAGCCACCGGGCGCGATCCCATTCGGCGCGGCCCATGGCGCACACGTGCAATCCACGCCGGTTGCCCTGATTGCCCGCGCCCCACGCCTGGCGGTTGTCCGGGACCATGCGGACCTCTTCGCCGTCGAAATCGACCATGGTCTGATACGAGCCGTTGCGGTTGCGCTCGAGATAGCCGATGACGGAGGTGTTACCGCCGGTGCTCTCGGTGGTGTGCTGGACGATCAGCTGACGCGTATTGTCCGCGGCGTTCCACAGTCGCGCGCCCATCTGTTCGCGGTAGGGCACGAGGTCAGTTGCCAGCGGTGCCATGGTGATTGCCTTTCGGTCCGGTGAATTGATCGCGGCGCTTGAGGATTCCGGCGCGCTTGCTGCCCTCGGCTTCGGCGGCGAGCACGCGCTCGGCCTCGGCCGGACTTGCGGTGCGCAGGTGCGCGAGCACCTCGGCGACGGTGTGCTCGTTCGGGTCGAATCGCGTGATGTGAGTGACGTAGGCGCGAGCCACCTCCGGCGGGCGGGCCGCAGCGGCGAGCTGCTCGCGCTCGGCGAACTGGCGCGCTAACTCGGCCTGCATGACGCCCGACAGTTTGTTGATATCGACCTCAGACACCCAATCGGCGGGCGGTGGTTCGTCTTTCCACTCCCCCGCCGCGAACATGGGGTTGATCTCGCCCGCTTTCGGCGGCCAGTAGAAAACCCGCTGGGGTTCCACGCGCCGCGCGCCGCCGTCCCACAGCCGTTGTGACCACTGCCGTAGTCCGGACATCGGGACGGCCATGGACGCGCCGCGCATCCCGGGCAGGCCGACCAGGAACGGCAAGAATGCCTCTTCCGGGCACTGCGGATTGCAGTTGTCGACGGTGGGGAACGAGCCCGCCGGTAGCCGCGGTGCGTGGTCGATGCCGCATCGGCGGTGGCAGTGCGGGCACGGGCACCGGCGGGTACCGCAGACCTTGCAAGCGCGCCGCTGCGGCGGCGGCACCGGTACCTCGGTGTCGCTCACAGGACGGGTCGAATCGCTGCGAGCGGGGCGGCCATGACGCGCCCGCGGTACCGCACGGGTACCTGTGTGGCCTCGTCGATCTCGTCCTCGCATTCGTCGAACTGGGCGACGGAGCCGACGAGCAGCCGGGCCGCGGCGGCGCGCGGCAGGACGACCGAGCGGATATCGGCCAGCGCGCGGCAGCGCGGGCCGGGCCGCTCGGGTATGCGGAAGTAGACGAGCTGCGACATGGGTCGTCTCCTAACTCGGTTGGCGTGGTCGCGGTTTCAGCCGAAGACGCCGAGGTCGTGCAGGGCCGAGAACACACCCTCGAGCCGCTCGATCGCACGCACCGCGGGGTCCTTGTCGTCGGCGTTGTCGCCGATGACCGGTAGCCACGACAGCGGCTCGGTATCGCTGTAGCGCAACCGAATCGACGAGATTCGGTCGATGTGGATACGGCCGGTCCGGTCGCCGAGGATGCCGAACCCGACGCGGTCACCGACCCAGCAATGCCCCTTGCCCTGGTCGCCGATCACCCACGGCGCACCATCGTTGACGTTGACCTCGGCGGCAAACTTCTGGCGAGTAGCCCAGAACCCGGCACGCAGGACAAGCAGGGACTCGATCGTAAATGCGCGGTCGGCACCGTCCTGGAAGTACTCGAAGTAACCTGCCCAGCCGTCAGATGTACTGCGCGCCAATGACTTAACGTTCATCCAGCTGAGCACGGTGTCGCTGTAGAGCGGGGCCAGCAGGGTGTCCGCCGCACCCCCGAGAGGGGGCACAAACAAGGCAGCGGCCAGGAGATCAAAGGCGAGCTGAATGCTTGCTGAGATGGCCTCATTCACGCCGTACATCGAGTGGCCACCGACCACGACTTGCACGCCCTTGGACGGCCAGCGCGTGAACTTGCTCGATTGGATGCCGGTTTCTTCGCCCTCAAGCCACACCACATACGGGGTGGTCTTGGCGGTGCCGAGCCAGCCCGGGATCTTGTAGGTCGGCTCGTCGATGTCGGCGACCTCGTCGACCTGCGGGTCGATGAAGTCGCCGACGAACGACGCGACCGCGCGTACGAGCCCGTCCCACAGCGTGCCGCCGTTGGCGGTGCCCTGGTTGTAGTAGCCGCTCTTGTCGACGATGTCGATCACGAGCGCGCCCGGCCGCAGCGTGAGGCCCGGAATCGGTTGCTCGTCACCGAGGTTGGGCATGTAGCGCCGCCACACGACCGACAGCTCGGCGTCGGCGAGGATCGGCGTCGCGACCGCGTGCCAGTTCTTGAACCGGCTCGAGAGCAGGCACCACAGGATGCCATCGGCGAGGTCATCAGCGAAGCTGTGCGGTTTGACGACGACCGACCATTGCGAGATATCGGCGGGCACCCACGAGCCGGGGTCGAGTGGGTCGTCGGGCAGGTTCCACCAGTTCTGCTGTTCCCGCATGACCTGGAGGTGCAGGGCGGTGAGCAGTGCCCAGCGCGCGCCACCGGCGAGCATGAACACCCGCGGGAATTGCAGGATGCTCGGCAGGAACGGGTTGCTCCATACCGTGTACCACTTGACGGTTTCGTAGTCCGAAAGCCAGTTGATGACCAGCACTTTCGTGCCGTCCTCGCGCTTCTGCGGTGAGCACGAGTCGAGGCGGCCGGACCACCTAGCGCCGTTGCGGCACTCGACGACGATCAGCACGGTTCGTTTCTCGCCGCGCTGGAGCCGTCCCCATTCGTCCCACACCCACTGTGCGACGTAGTGATCCCAGGGCAGTTCGGTGATACCTGCGCCGGTGTCGTTGTCTTTCCACTCGAAATCGCCGAGGTACTCGGCGTCGATCCAGCCGTGTAGGTTGCCCTCGCCGTCGTAGACGGTGGTGTCGGGCGGTTCGAGGCGCTGCGCCTGGCGCTGGCGCTCGCGTTCCTCGGTGACCTGCCAGATGGCCTCGCACTCGGCGAGCAGCTCCGGAGACATCACGGCCATGTCAGAACCTCTCGAGTCCCCACGGGCGCGACCAGTAGCGCGGCTGCCGGGCGAGAATGCCGAACTTCGCCGAGGTGACCGACGACGCCGACACCGGAACCGCAGTCGGTGTGGTGTACGGGGGCACCACATACAGCAGTCGGTTGCCGCCCATCAGGCCCGTGATGTTGGTGTTGGTGAAGTCCTCGAGCGGAATCCGCATCCGGTTCGTGCGGCACACCGCGCCGTGCCCGTTGACCTCGCCGATTGGTGGGAGGGTGAGCGCGCGGCCGGAATCGTCGCGGCCGGACCGGAAATCGACGCCGATCACGCGCGCGCCTTTCGGGCCGGTCCACGAGAAATCGGGCAGGGTCGCGATGCCGTCGCCGGTGATCACCCATTCGTGCGCCATCGGCCGATCGGTCGGGTTGGACAGCCACACCTCACCCGACCCGGACGAGACGCCCTCGATTTCCCACCCGGCCGGATACTGGGCGTCGCCGAGCCAGTCGTTCTCGCGCCACATCGGTTGCGGCGCAACGAGCGTGACCGGCAACAGACTGTGCCCGTAGTCCCATGGGTCGGTGTCCATGGACATGATCGGCGACTCGAGCAACAGCACATCGAGCCAGCGGGTACCGCTGCGCGGCGTGGTGATCGACAGCCGGGCCGGGCTGGCGTCCGGATCCCACGGGTCGACCTCGTAGTCGAACGCCATCCGCAACCGGCTGTCGATCTCGGCCCATTCCTCGGGATCGTCGCTGAAAGCGCCGAGGCCGATGTCGATCTCGCGGTGCGGCCGGTCGACCTTGACCGGGTGGCCGCCGACCTCGAACGCGCCGCGGCGCATGGTCACCCGGACCGGTGCGTCGTAGAGCCCCTGCGGGTTCGTGCCCAGCACGACGCCCTGTTCGCCCGCGCCGTCGCCGGACAGGCACCAGTACGAGCCGTCGCAGCCGTGTAGCTCGACCGTCGCGTAAACGCCCACCTACGCCCCTACCTCTTGCCTGCCGTCTGGCGCTTCTGCTCGCGGGTGATGCGGTTGACGGCCTCGGCCACGTCGGCGACCACGAGCGTGATGTTCTGCACCACCTTTTCCAGTCCCTGCACCTGTCCACCGACGCCCGGAATCGCGCCGATCTGGCCGCGCAGGAACGCCTCACCGGCGCCCGCGAAGTTCTTGCCCGCGTTGGAGAACGCATCGGCAAACGCTGCCTGTTGATCGAACGGTTCGTCGTCGCCGCCGCTGGGCTGGAAGCTCGACGGCGACGTCCCGCTCGGCGACGACGGCGAGCCGGTCGACGAGGTGCCGAAGTCACTCGGCCAGTTGTCGACCCACACCGGAACCGCGGTCCCGGCCGGGCGGGTCGCGCTGCCGCCACCGCCGCCGGTCCCGCCGGTGGTACCTGCTCCCCCGCCGCCTGTGCCGCCACCCAGACCGCTGCCGAGACCGGACGCGCCGCCGCCGGGCGAGGTGAGCCCGCCGGGATCGCCGAGGATCGGCAGGTGCCATTTCAGCGGGAAGTCGGCCGCGCCCTGCGCGCCCGCACCGACCTCGACGCCGTCACTGCCCGATTCGACATTGAGATCGCCGAGCGTCCCGGCCATGTGCGACAGCGGACCACCGCCGCCGCGGCTCACACCGATCGAGAAGTCGGTCGCGCCACCGAGACCGGGCTTGAATCCGAGCGCCTCGAAATCCGATTCCGTCGTGAAATGCCGCGTGTTCGGGTCCTTCCCCATGATCACGGCGTAGATACCGGACATGAACCCGGAGCAATCCCAGCTCGGATTACCGGTGCCGCCGTACTGGTACGGCAGCCCCGCCTGTCTGCGCGCCCATGCCTGCGCCTCGGCGAGACCTCCCTCGGCCAGGCCGGGCAGCATGGCGCGCAGCATCTCGAGCGGCGGCACCCATCCGGCGTTGAGCGCGGCGACGAGTTCGGCGCCGCCGCGGTCCATGGCGGACTTGCGTACGACGCCCTCACCGGCGGACACCATGGCGGTAGGCACGCCATCGGCACCGATCGCGAGAATCGAGTCCGACGTGCCCGAGCCCGGACCGTAGATGCGGCCGGACCGGTCGACGCCAGCGACGCCGCCGCCCGCCAGCATCGGCAAGTCCGGGGTGTCGATGGTGAACGACACCTTCTTGTCGATCACGGGCACCGTGAATTCCCAGTGCAACCGGAAGTTGTTCCACGCCGAGATCAGCCAGTTCAGCGCGGATTTGAATCCGTCGGTGAGACCGGTCCACATGCCCGACAGCGCTGAGGTCACCTTGCCCGGGAGCCCGGTCAGCCACGTCACCAGGTCGGCGAATTTACCGACGATGAAATCCTTTGCCTCCCCTGCCTTTTCGCTGAGTGTGGTGAACGCCTCCCATGCCTTGACGGCGTTGCCGACCCACCAGTTGACGAAGGGTTCGAGCGCGTTGTGCCAGAGCCACAGGGCTGCGTCGGTCACGGCGTCGAGAGCGCCCTTGACGATCTCGCGGAAGGTCTCGCTGCGCTGGTAGGCCAGCACGACACCAGCGACCAGTGCGGCGATGGCTACGACGACCAGGCCGATCGGATTCGCGGTCAGGGCGGCATTGAGCAGCCATTGCACCGCGGTCCACGCGACGGTCGCGCCTCGCACGACACCGGTCGCGATGGTGTAGGCACCGAGGGCGAGCGAGTTGCCTGCGAGAGCGGCAGTGCCCGCGCCGGTCGCGGCGGCCATCACACCCTGTGCGACCGCATAGCCCGTAGCCGCGACCTTGGCGGTAATGAGCGCAGCACCGAGCGCGCCGACCGCGATACCGAGGCCGAGGGCGATGCCGCGGTTCTGTTCCATCCAGCTCGCGGCATCCGTGAGTCCCGAGACGAGCCCGCTTTGGATTGAGCGCTTCACGCGTTCGAGCGCGCCCGCAGTGTTGTCGTTGAGTGTCTGCCCTGTTCGGTCGGCAGCCCCAGCAAATCCGGCCATGCTGTCGCTGCCGCCCGCGAGAGCGGACAGGAACGCCGGAATCTGGTCAACCGCGAGATCCTCGACCGGTGTGCCGAACAACGCGATCGCGAGGTTCGCGCGCTCGGATTCGCCCTCGACTGCCAGTAGCCCTTGCGCCGTCCGTTGTAGCGCGTCCTGCGCTCGCGGGCCGCCTGCGGCGATGGCGTCGGACATCTCCTGTGCGTCGAGCTTGATAGCCTCGTAGGCGGCCTGCGATGACTTCGACATGTCCGAGCCGCGCAGCGTGAATTCCTTGAGCGCGTCGCCCGCCTTGTCGAGTGCCCACTTGCCTTGCCCCGCGTAGTCGACCAGCAGTGAGAATGCCTGCTCGCCAGAGAAACCGAGTCCACGGAAGTGTGTCCCGTACTCGTTGATGATCTCGGGCAGTTCGTCGCGCATCGCAACCGGGACGCGCGACATCGACGTGACCATGAGGTCGAACGCCTCGGTCGAATCCTTCGCGAGGCCGTTCGTCAGGAGCTGGCTCGCGGTCTGCACGGTGTTCGGAATGTCTGTTCCGAACATCCTGCTGAAATTCAGCGCGCTTTCGGTCACCTTGTCGAGAGACGCCTCGCCCTCGAAACCGAGTGTGGCGAAACCTGATTCGACGGCGCCGACAGCCTGTGTCACGTCGGCGAAGCTCTCGCCGAGCCCCCGCTTGTAGAGTTCGCCCGCGACACGGCCGTACTCGGCGGCCATCGCGGGGGTTGCGTCGAGTTGCGCGGCGAGAACGTCGACGGACTGCTCGCGCGACATCGCCTCGGCAACGGTCGCCATCGCACCGCCGACCCCGGCCGTCGCGGCGGCGAGCCCTCCCATCTGCTTGGCGGCCGGTCCGACGCGGTCGTTCAGCGCACCCAGAGCGCGGGAGAAGCGGCCCTCGGCCTCGGCGGCGTCGTCGGTCGCGTTGGCGGCGTCCGCGCGGGCGCGGGCGAGGTTGTCGGTCGCGGTACGTGTGGCCTGATTCGCGCGGGCTGCGCCACGCTGGGCCGACGCGAGAGCTTCCTCGGCGCGTGCAAGCTGCGATGCTGTCGCTCGGCCGCTGCGCCGCAGTTCCTCGAGTTTTGTCTCGGCGATGCGGACTTTGCCGATGGCGTCGGCTTCTTTGTCGCGGGCGGCGGCCAGCGTGGCGGATGCGCGCTCGACCGCTGCGCGGGCCTGCTCGAGCCCGCTCGCGACCGCACGCCCGGCGGCCTGGCCCGCACTGCGGCCCGCAGTCATCAGCGGCCCGGTGAGCTGCCCCTCGAGAGCGCTCGTCGAGCCCTGCATTACGGGGATGACTTGGAGGGTGGTGTAACCCATCGTGCCCTCAGCCATTGACGTCACCTCCGTTCCGGCTGCTTGCCTCGATCGCGCGACGGCGGGCGGCGAATCGCCGATTGACCTTCACCTCGGCCGCGCGCCGCTTGGCCGTAACCTTCTGCTGCGCTTGCGTTTTAGGCCGGGCGTAGTGCGGCTTTCCGGTCCATGCCTGCCAGAGGTCAGCGAGCAGGTAGTCGGTGGTCGACCAGCGCGCCCGTCCCTCGTTGGTGGTGCGGACGAGTGATGCGTCGTGCGGCAGTTCCGTGATGTAGACCCAGATCTCGCGCAGGGTCAGCCGTCGTGTTCCGTCGTCGTCGAAACGCCACCGGTCAGACAGTCGGCGGTGGTAGACGCGGGCGAGATCGCGCTCGATCGCATCGGCGTGCTGCCGCAGTAGGGCGAGCAGGGTGACGAGCGGACCGGCCGCGCCGCCGAGCAGCGCGACCGTCTCCCTTAGTTTCCCGAGCCGAACCCGAGTGTCTCGGAGATCTTGTCGTACAGCTCGCGCGCTTGCCCCTGCGTCAGCTTGGGGTACGCCTTGCGCAGCGTGATCGTTTGCGCGTTGCCGAGCAGCCCGACGAGGGCGGCGGCGATGTTGCCCTGTGACAGCGGGGCCGACACGGTGAAGAAATCCCAATCCTCGGGGTCGGCGATGATCTCGAATGCGAGCCCTCCCCATTCGACGGTTGCCATCTCCTGCGCCTCGGCCTCGCGCTGTGCGGCGGGCTTGAGATGATCCTGTGGCTCACGCACACCTTCGGGCTTGTGCGGCATGGCGCGCTTCGTGGTGGCCTTCCTGGCGGTGGTCATGGCGTGGTTTCCTCTCTCGGTGCCAGTCGCAGACCTTGCGACCGGAACAGGTGACGGGCGGCCTCGACGAGCAGCGCCTCGGAGGTGATGTCGTGTGCGGCAAGCTCGCTGGCGAACGCGCCGAGTTGCTGCGCGGTCGTCGCGTTCGCCGGGTCGGCGTCGTCGGCCTGGTCCTGCTTGGCCTTCTGAATCGCCGCGGCGATGCGCGCCCGGTCGCGCTGGCGGTAGCCGCCGTTCTCGTCGGCGAGGCCGAGACGCGCGGCGGCGTCTCGGATCTCGGCCTCGGTGGGTACGGACATGGTGTGCGTGGTTCCTTCTCCGGCGTGGTTGAGGTAGGAAGCGGCGGGCGCGGCGAACCACGCCAGAACTCCGGCCCGCCGCGCTCTCAGGCCGCGGCCACGGTGACGGTGCCGCTCGGGGTCAGCCCGGACGCGTTCGCGACGAGCAGCTCGACCGGCTGCCCGGCGAGCGCGCCGCCGCTGAAATCGACGGTGAACGGTCCGGGGTTGGTGCCGGTGACCGCGACGTTCCCGGCGCCGATGCTGGGCAGCGCCTCAAGGGCGGCCTGCAGCGCGGGCGCGGCGATATCGAACGCGAGTGCGCCGGTGAGTTCGCCCGCGTACGACAGGGTGAAGTCGCCGCCGGTCGGGGCGCCGCCGATGGTGACGGTCTGCTGTTCGTTGATCGGGGTGTACTGACGGGTGTAGAGCAGACCGGCGCCGGTGGCGAAGATGTCGGCGGTGACCTCGTGCCCGGTCGGGTCGCTCTCGTTGCGGTCGAGGTTGGGAATCCAGCACTGTGCGGGCCGGGCGGTGAACAGCCGTTCGGGCACGCCGAGATCGTTGGTGAACTCGAAACACAGCGGGAAGAACCCGGGACGCGGTACGACGATCTGCGTCGCACTCGAGCCGGGGTGCGCGATGCGTCGAGTCGTCGCATTGGACTCGAGGCAGGTGAAGACGCGCGATTCCTTGTAGTTCTTGTAGCCCTTGCGGTACAGGCCGATGCCCCACCCGAAATGCTCGGTGACGTCCCATTCGCGAGCGTTGGTGATGCCGCTGTCGCCGTTGAGGATGCCGAGGTTGTCCCAGGTGGCATCGAACTCGTCGGCGATGGTGGCGGGCATGTTCGGCGTCAGGGTCTTGCCGACGAAGATCGCTGCGTCGGCGAAGATCTGCACCATGTCGGGATTGCGCGTAAGTGCCATGGCTGGCTATCCCCTTTCGTGAGGATGAGCGGATACTCGGGTCGGCGTGGTTCCCCCACCCGAAAGGGGCAGGTGGACTAGGGGTTTCAGCCCGCGAGGGTGCGGGCCTGCGCGCGGACGGTGAACGAGCACATGTGGCCGCCGTTGTTGCTGTCGACGGCCTCGAGCAGCCCGGTCGGATCGGTGACGGTGGCGACGCCCGGAATTCGATGTGCCAGCACCACGCCGAGACACACACCGGCGATACCGCGGGCGCGGTCGCGGCCGTTGGCCCACACGGTGATTCGGACGGTCGGGGCGGTCGTGACCGGCCACCGTGTCGGGCCGCCGTCGTCGAACGCGACCACAGCGGGCGCCGAGCTGCTCGGGGACCAGTTCACCGGAAGCACCATGCCGAACACCGGCGCGGGGCCGGACACGAGCGGCGGCACGGTCGCGGCGAGATAGTTCTTGATCACCTTCGCCGGGTCGGCAGGCGTGCGGAACGGCTTCACGGCGTGGCCCGCACCTCGAGGCCGAGCGCGGCGGCGGCGCGGGTGAGCGCGCCGTCGCGGGCCTGCACTTCGGTCGGCACGATCACGGCCGCCGCCGAGCGGTCGGTCGAATAGGTCTCGACGAACGCCTCGTCGCCCGCCGCCTCGGCGAGGGCGTAGGCGAGCGCGTTCGTCTCGTTCACGAACTGCTGACGCAGCATCGCGCCGACATTCGCGTTGTGCAGTCGCACTCTGGGGCGGGTCACCGTCACCCCTCTCCACTGCTGCACAGCACCACCGTGCCCGTGCGGCTGGTGTGCGGCGAGATCCACTGCTCGACCTGGACGCGGCAGCGGCGCCCGCGCACGGTGACCTCGTCGCGGTTGGTGATGTCCAGCTCGGGCACGTGGTAGATGGTGAAGTCGACGCGGTCGCCGTCGCGGCCACGGTCGACGTACTCGACGGTCGCGCCGGGTGCTACGGCCCGCACTGTGAGGGGCGTGTCGACCCAGGCCATCGGGTTGCCGTCGCTGTCGAGCCCGCCGCCGCGGTGACGGGTCACGGTCTCGGTCATGGCCGCGGGTTCACCTTGTACCGGTCGAGCACGCGCAGTTGCGCCGCGGTGAACGCGCTCGCGCCCTTGGTGCCGCCGAAGGTGAACGGCCCCATCGTTTCCGGCAGTTCACCGCCGGACCCGACCGGCGCGGACAATGCCGACGAGGTCGCGTCGAGCACGACGGACACGATCGACGCGGGCACCTCGTCGTAGCCGTGCGTGCACTCGACGACCACACTGCGGTACCGGTTGGTCCAGCATCGGCCGATCGGCAACCGCCGTAGCGTGCCGTCCTCGGACCACTCGTATTCCGTGTCCGGGACGACGAGACCGTTCTCGGCGACCGACGCCACCGCCGAGAGCCGCAGCGTCGGGATCTGCAGCACGGCCGCGCCGCTGCCGTCCACGGTGATGGTCTCGGTGACCGCGGGCGCGATGTGCCATCCGCAGTACTCGCGGATATCGCTGATCACGCCGTCGAGGCGGGCTTGTTCGAGCCCGGTCCCGGTGACGAGTTCCTGATACTCGGTCAGCGACAGCAGCGGCGCAGTCATCTAGTCGGCGCCCTTGTTCGCCGCGGTCCGGGCCTTGTTCGCCGTGGTGCGGCGCTTGGTGGCGGCGCGGGCCTGCACGGTGTCGGCGTCGGTGAGCCCGCGCGCGGCGGCGTCGGCGGCCGAGAGCTGCATCGTGGTCGCGGTCCCGTTGACGGTGACCTCGTAGACCTTGAGCATGTGATCCTCCCTCGGTGCGTGCGGCCGAGTCGCCCCGGCCGCACGCGAATCGAGCAACGCCATTACGCGAGCGCGACCTTGACGAACGCGGCCGGGCGGGTGACGGCGAACGCGAGCCGTTCCTCGGCGAGGATGGCGACCATGTTGCGGATGAAGAAATCCGCGTGCGAGTCGGTCATCGTGACCGTGGTCTGCTCGCGGTCCCAGATCACGGCCTTGTTGAAGTCGCCGAGCAGGGCGGTACCGGCGGGCTGAGTCTCGGACTCGACCACCGGCAGCCGCCACACGCGCAGGGCGTCGATGGAGAACGGGCCACCGTAGTAGTAGCGGCCGTTCGCGTCCTTGGTCAGGTCGATGCCCTCGGCGTCGACCGGGTTCATCACGATCGCGGTCGGGTTCACCCGGCCGACCGTGCGGGCCTTGGTGACGGCCTTGCGCAGCGAGGTGAACACGTCGGTGGTGAACGCCTGCGTCTGCACACCGGACCAGTTGAGAATGCCGGTGAAGTTCTCGCCGACGCCGTCGCCGCCGAGGATCTGCGACTCTTCGGCCTCGGCCACATCCTTGCGCAGCTCGTCGTTGATCAGGTCCTCGAGGGCCTTCACGTCGGCGAGCGCGCGCTTGGTGGCGGGCACCCATTCGGCGATGGTCTTCACGTTGGCGGTGCGGCGCACGAACGCCCACGAGCCTTCGGGCTTGTAGCCGCCGTTCGGGTCGAGGATCAGCGGCCCGGTGGTGCCGTCTTGGGTCGGCGCGGCCGAGCTGGTGGCCTCGGGCACGACGGCCGCGGCGTTGGTGTGGCTGGTCTGCTCGACGTATTCGACCGCGTCGGAGCTGGTGCGCCGCACCGAGACGAGATCGCGGATGGTCAGCTCGCGGCGGCCGAGCATCTCGACAATGCCGGTCTGCTCCGGGGTGACGAACGCGCCCGCGCTGGTGTCGCTGCCGCCGACGAACAGACCCTTGATGCCGATCGGGTCGGACTGGATGCGGGTCTTCTCCGGGATCGTGCGGCCCTTGAACGGCGAGATCATCGCCTTGTACTCGGCCGAGTCGACGACCTGGAAGCCGAGCGACTTCATGCGCTCGCGCACCGGCCGCTGTCCCTGCGCGTCGACGTCTTCGACGGCGGGTTCGCCGATCTCGGCGGCCAGCCCCTTGGCCTCGTCGAGGATCTCGAGGTCGCGCTTGGCGACCTTGATCTGTTCGAGCAGGTCGCGGCCCTTCGCCATTTCGGCGTTGTAGTCGGCGAGGATCTGCTCGGCCCAGGTCGACGGGTCGCCGTGCTTCTCGGCGATCTCGCGGGCGGCGGTGGTCGCGGCGAGGGCTGCCTTCTGGAGATCGGCGAGCTTGGTCTTGGTCATCATGGTTCGGTTACCTCCTGGTGTGAATGGCTAGGCGCTGGCTTCGATTTCGAGTGCGAGCGCGTCCAGTGACGCCAGGGAGACGACCGGATTCGGCGTGGCCTTACCGGCGGTCGAGCCGTCGCTCTTCCCCGGGGGCGGTTCCTTACCGCTGGTCTGGTCCTGGTCTTCGGTGTCCTCGTCTGCCGGATCGTCGGCAGGGAGTACGGCTTTCAGCGATTCGGCCGCGGCCTCGAGCTGGCTGACGGTGTCGCGGATGATGTTCTCGTTCTTCGCGCTCAGCACGCGCCCGGCCTTCGCGCGCAGCCCAGCGGCGGCGGCCTTCACCGCGAGGATCTCGGTCTCTTGGTTCGCGCCGATCGGCACGACGGACACCTCGAACAGGTCGAGTTTGATCAGCGAGTAGTACGCGTCCTTGTAGGTCTTGCCCTCGCCGACCGGCTCGACCCATTCGCCTTCGACCACCGAGTACGCGAACGACATCTGTGAGACGCGGCCGGACTTGAGCAGCCGGTACACCTGCGCCGACTTCGGCGAGTCCATGTCGAGGCGGCCGTGCACCTTGAGGCCGTGGAAATCCTCGACCGCGTCGACGATCTCACCGAGGTTGAAATCCGGGTCGGCGGTGTTGTGGCCCCACAGCAGCGGAATCGGGATGCCCTTGGACTTCCAGGCGGCGAGAGTGTCGGCGAACGCGCCGGGCTGCACGACGTCGCCGTAGGAGTCCTTGTTGCCGAACACGCTGGCGTAGGCGATGAAATCGCCCTCGGCCAGTCCGGCGTCCGGCCCGGCCTTGATCTTGACGGCGCACGACTTCGTGTTCACTGGTCGTCCTCCTGGTCCTCGTCGTCGGCCTGGTCCTCGTCATCGACCGGGGGCTCGTCGGTGTCGTCGTCGGCCGGTGCGGGCTCGGCCGGTATCGGGTCGGGGTCGCCGTTGGCGGTGACGTTGAGCGGACGGATCAGCTCGTCGCCGCCCTCGATCGGCGGCCGGTTGTCCAGGGCACGGGCCTCGTTGACGGTCATCCACGGTGCGCCGACCGCGGTTTGCATCTGCGCGGCGCGTTCCTCGAACGAGCCGGTGAGCTTCTCGCGCAGGTTGAATTCGATGTAGACCGCGTCGTTGGTCGCGAGGTCAGGCACGAGCTGCAACTCGATCTCCTCGGCGAGCATGGTCAGCCACGGGCCGAGGGTGTCCTGATACAGCATCTTGTGCTGTTCGGTGATGTTGGAAAACGTGGCGTGGTCGAGGATCCCGACCATGGGCGGTGGAATGAAGTACGCCGCGGCGACCTCCTCGCGCGAGAGCTTGCGCACCTCGAGGTACTGCAAATCCTTCGCGTTCTGCGCCGCCGGAGTGAACGCCATTCCGTCCTCGAGGATCGGCGTACCGCCCGCCTGCGGGCCGTCGCCGGTGTACTGCGATTGCCATTCCTTGCGGAACCGCTCACGCGCCGGATCCGACCACTTCGCCCCGACCGGCCGCTCGATGTACCCGGCGATCCGGGCGCCGTTCTTGAGCACCTGCTCACGCATCCGGGTACCGGCGAATTCCTCAGCGAGGATCTGCCGCAACGACTCGATCGGCGACGTACCAAGGTCGCCGTGCACGTCGTAGCCACGGAAGTACACCATCTGATCGGCCGGTACCTCACGCTTGCCCTTGGTGCCCGCGATCTCGAACCGGTCGGGGGTGAGCCAGTTGTCGCCCAACGGCGTCACCATCGGCGGCGGCACCCGCACCAGACCGAGCCCGCCGGCGGTCTGCACCTTCAACAGGTGCGCGCGATCGAAAATCGCGTAGTCGTGCACGATCGCGTCCATGAGCCGGTACCGCGTCGTCCACGGGTTCGGCTTGGCGAGCAGCAACGCGAGCGGATGATCACGCAGCCGCTCCCGGTCGGTATCGCCCTTGCGCCGGAACGTGTGGATACCGAGCTGAGCGATATTGCGGCCGAGGAACGTCACACACGTCCGCACGGCGGGCTGCGTGCGCCACAGCTCGGCGTACTCGATGGTGTGGCGATCCGACAACCGCAGCACCGGTGACTGCGGCTGTCCCGGCCGCGCCAGCGACCGCACCGCGCCATCGGAGATCACGAACGCCACTACCGCACCGCCTGGATGTAGTCGACGTTCGCCTTGTCGACGACGATCTCGCCATCCGCCGGAACCGCGCTGCCGTCCTCACGCAGAACCGCAGCGTCACGCAACACGTACAGCGGGCCGCGCGTCTTGACGATCACACCGGTAACCGCGGTGCCGCTGAGCAGGTTGACCGCCACGCGCCGATGCACCAAGTACCTGTAACCCATTGCCGCCCCTCACATCTCAGACGACCATGAGGCCGTTGTCTTCGTAGGCGCTGCCCTGCTCTGGTTCGCTGTCGATCGTGCGGGCGAGAGCCATGATCAGCGCGGCGACGCCGTCGATCTTGTCGGCGGCGTTGGCCTTGTCCGGCTTGACGTTTCCCGCCGCATCCATAGCGACGGCGAAGTTGTCGACCATCCACCGCACCGCCGGATTGCCGCCGTGGCGCACGATCGGGGCGGCTTCGGTGCCTTGCAGCACGAGCCGCTGCAATTCCTTGGTCGGGCTCGACAGCGACGCGTACCCCTGCCCGATCGTCACCATGGGCGCGCCCTCACCGGTGAGGTTGTTCACCAACTGCGAAGAGTTCCACCGGTCATAGGCGATCTCCTGCACATCGAAAACCGCTGCGTCGGCGAGGATCTGGCGCTCGATATGGTCATAATCGGCGACGTTGCCCGGCGTCGCGGTCAGGATGCCGCGCTTCACCCACCCCGACGCCGCGCCCGCGGTCCTCTTGTCCAGCGCCGCGAGGTTGTCCTCAGGCGTCCACAGCCTCCACAGCACGTCATAGCCGCCGCGCTCGGCGTCGGGGAACAGCCAGCACAACGCGCACAGGTCCGACGTCGAGGCGAGGTCGAGCCCGCCGTACGCCACGCGCCCGGCGAGCCGGTCCTCGGCCACGATGGACGCGTTGCGGTCCCATGCGTCGAGGTCGAGGTACCGGGCCGCTTGCTTGGTCCGAATCCCCAAGTGCAGCCGCATGTATGAGGCGTGGTCGGCGGGCGACTGCTGCGCCTTGACCGCAGCCTGCCGCAGGAACGCCCGCGTCGGCGAGACACCGAAACCGGGGTTCGCCGCTCGCTGCGCTTCCTCGCTGTACGGGTCGAACCCTTCGGCGGTCTCGTCGGCCGCCCACACCACACCGTAGGTCGTCGGATCGGTCAGCGCGCCGCGGGCCAGCTGCTCGACGAGCGTGCGCTTGCGGTCGTACGGGGTCTCTTTCCTTGAGGCGTCCGCGGTCGTAATGAACACGATCAGCGGTTGCGCGCGTGAGCCGGTGCCGGTCTCGATCGCCTCGACGAGATCGTTCGTCTTGTGCAAGTGCAGCTCGTCGACGATGCCGCCGTGCAAGTCCGCGCCGTGCTGGGCATCGCCCGCGTTCGCGACCGGCTGGAAGTACGAGCCGGTGCGAGGGTGCACGATCTTGGCCTTGTAGGTCTTGACGTGGCGGCGCAGCGCCGGGGCCTTCTCGGCGAGCTGCTTGATCGGCGCGAACACGAACTGTGCCTGTTCGAGGCGAGTCGCCGCGGCGATCACCTGCGCGCCCTCTTCGCCGTCCGCCGTGGTCAGGTAGATGCCGATGCCGCCCGCGATCGTCGACTTGCCGTTCTTGCGCGGCAGCTCGACGTACGCCGTGCGGACGATCCGCACGTACATGCCGAGGTCGTCGTCGTAGTGGACCCATCCGAACACCGGCGCGAGCAGGTAGGCGACCTGCCACGGGTCCGGGATCAACGGACGCCCGGCGAGACGGCCCTTGGTGTGCCGCAGATTGCGGAACACCGTGAGCACCTTGTCGACCCGCTCAGGATCGAACCGCGCGCCGGGCTCCTCACGCGGCTCGGGCGTCTTCCACCGCGGCGGACAGTCCGGCAGCGGAATGCCGCGGCTGGTCAGGTAGTAGGCGATCTCGGGTGAGAGCTTGAGCCGGTCGAGTTCCTCGGCGTCCGGGAGTTCGACACCGTGCGGGCTCGGGCTACTCGAACGGGTTGTCTTCGTCGCCATCGTCGCCGCCCCCGCGCGAGACGCGGGCCTCGGCCGAGGGCGTCAGACCGAACTCATGGCACCACGCACGCAACTGCTGTGAGGCGGTCTCGGCCACAGCGACCGCAGGGTTCTTCGTAACCCAGGTCGATTCGGTGCCGTCCTTGCGGGTCGAGTGGTTCTCGACCGTGAGCCCGTTACGTCGCACGTCGCGAATCGCGGAGACCCACGTCGCCCAGGTCTCGCAGTACGCCGCGAGCGCGGCACGGTCCTCCTCCTTGAGCAGGTCGAGGCGGGCCAGACCGGGCACGACCCGCTTCCACTCGGCCGCGGCCTCACGCGAGAGCCACGTCGGCGGCTTGGGAGGGATGCGACGGAACGCCGGGGGCGGCGTGACCGTCCGGCCGCCGCTGTCGCGGCCCTCGGATCGGCCCGTCAGCAGCCGCAGCGCGGCCGGTCGAGGCGTCGGTGCTGCCATCGGTCACCCCCCTTGGGCGTCGAGCTGAGCGCGGAAAATGAGGGCTACCGCGGCGTGGTCCTATAACCGCAGGTCAGAGGCTCGAACCCCCTTACCCCCTCTGACCTGCGGTTTTACGTCAGAGCAGCGGCTAGCCTTCGCGGGCGGCGCGCGCCTCGTCGAGGGTCTTCGCCTGATGGCAGGGGCGGCACAGCGATTGCAGGTTCGACCAGTCGTACCGGTCGCCGCCCGCGCCTACGGGTTCGATGTGGTCGACCTCGTCGGCCAGGGCGACGCAGCCGGGCCGTTCGCATATCGGGTCGGCCGTGAGCTTGGCCTCTCGCAGTGTGCGCCATCTGCGGGTGCTGCCGGTGCCGGTGTAGCCGTTGCGTCCGGTCCATGCAGGTGTGCAGGGACAGCGCCGCCCGGCGGGTGCTGGCTTGCGACAGCGGTTGCACACACGGGGCGGCTTGCTGGGCATGGGCTACAGCGCCCACACGCCGAGAGGTGTGACGTAGACGGGCTGCTCGAGGGTACGGATCGGGTGATGCCGCAGACACGCGAGCAGGGCCGCGAGCACGCACATGGTCAGAAAATCGCGTCGAGCACGGCACCGGCGACGTTGAGGAACGCGCGGCCGACGAGCGACCAGTCGACAGCGGATGCAGCGGCGGACAGGGTGGACAGCATGAGCTACTCCCGAGGGTGAGGGTTGGGGGCTTGCAGCGCGCAGCGCACCGCCCGAGTGGTTCGCGGGTGCTCGGGCTGTAGGTGGTGGCGCTTGCCCGGTTCTGCACTGCCAGATCGGGTTTGACGCGCTGCAAGTGTGAGCGCCGCGCGGTGTGCGGGCACGAAAAAACCGCGCTGATTCCGATTCTGGGGTCGGGTCGTCAGTCGCGGTTTGTAGTGCCAACCGTACAGACCTGCGGGTTTCGCAGCAACCCGTGAGCGTTCACGGGCGCGCCACCGATTACAGAAACGCGCTGCAATTCATGAGCCAAAGGCTGTAATATACGAGGCGAGATGGAGACCGGCGAGGCGAGGGGCAAGCCCCACAAAGTAGGAAACCTCGCCGGTCAGCACACCTTGACCACTCACAGAAAGGGGTCGACACCATGGTAGCCGAGCCGCAGGGCATCACAGCACCGGAGATCGCCGCGAAGTACGGCCGCGAGCTGTCGACAGTGCAACGCGTCTGGAAGGTCGCCGACTGGTTCCCGCCCGCGATCGGCACGCGCGGCAAGTGGAGCACCTACGACGAGGCGGCGGTCGACAAGGCGGTACAGGCACACATCGGCCGCCCGCGACCCGAGACCGCGGCGAACGAGGGCAGCCCCGACGACCTGCTCACCCTCAAAGAGGTTGCTGCGTATACGGGCCTGTCCCCGAGCACGCTGCGCTCGGATATCACGCGGAAGCGGTTCCCAGACGCCGATCCCGACGACGCGGACGAGGGCGGCGTGAAACGCTGGCCGCGCCGCGTGGCCGATGAGGCGATGCGGTCACGACGGGCATACAAGCGAAAGGCTTGAGGCGCAGTAGATTTCGCTCGAAATTACCCTGTCGCGGGTGTTGCAATTCATGAGGCATGTGCTGTAAAATATGAGGTGTCGGAGGGGGTAGGAACCCCGAAGACAACACCTTGAAAACTCCACAGCAGCAAGGAGAGTCCCATGACTCAAGATCGCGATTTCCGATTCCTCGCGGCCTACGCCAAGGTTCGGAAGGTGCTCCTCCTGAAGCTCGAACTTCCCTACGAAGTTCCGCAACTGGATGATCCCGAGCGAATCGGCAGTCACTACCGGGCCGTGATCGACGCCTACAACGTCCTTTCGGACCTTCCCGGCGACGATCACACCAAGTTCCTGATCGGTGAACTACTCCTCGAATTCCTGACCGGAATCGAGATGTACCGCCGATACAACCGGGAAGGTTCCGCCTGGTACGGGGACGCGGCCGACAAGATGCTCGCATCTTTCGAGGCCACGCTCGCGGTCCTGGACTACCAGGAGTGACAGCAAGCCCCTCGGGGCGGTGAGACCCACCGCCCCGAGGGGCTTCTCTCATTTCCGGGGGTCGTGCTTGAGTTCGAAATCGTGCAGGCCGTTGGCGTCGCCGGCCGCAATGAACTCGCGGCCGACTACTTCGCCGGGCGTCGGCAGATCGCAGTCACGCGCGATCTCGGCCGCCGACAACACGATCGGGTCGTCATGCTTGTTCCACGGCGTCACCGCGCGGGCCTGGTCGCCGACAAGCCCCATGATCCACACGGGTACGCGCCCATCGGGCAATACCTCGTAGTCGTCGCCGATGGCGCGATCCCAGTTGTATTCGGTGCCTCGTGCCTGGTCGCTCATGCTGCCGATCCTCCCTGTTCGTGCTCATGGTGTGCCACTGCGAGCACGTCGCCGAGCCGGTACACACGTTTGTCGCCGTCGCTGACGCGATGGTCGGTGATGCGTACGCGCCCGTCCGCCGTGGTGTGGCTCCAGCCGCGCGCCTCGAACTTGTGCTCGCCCGCCCACCGGTACAGCGTCCGTTTCGCCACCGGCGCGCCGAGCGCGCCCAGCACGCGCAGCAGCTCGACGAGCGTAAAGAGCCGGTTCTCGGCCGCCGCGCGGGCCTCGGCCTCGATTCGAGCGATCTCATGTTGCGTACGGCACGCTCGGCACCGTACCCAGGACGCGCCACGCTCGGCGCGCAGCTCGGCCGAGCAGTCCGGGCACGGGCCGAGGTAGCGCAGCTCGGGCCGATGGTCGGTCATGGCGCGCAACCGGTCCACAGCAGCCGTGACGTCGTGCAGCAGCTCGAGGGCGGCCTCGTAGGCGCGCAGCGTGTTTCGGTGCTGTGCGAGCCATACAGCGGCCTGTTCGAGGTGCCCGAGCGCGACGAGGGGCAGGGTCGCGCCGTCGCGCGGTGTGTCGCCGCGGTGCTGCTCGGTGAGATGCACCAGCCACGCGCCGCCGATATGTGGGCTGACGGCGAGGTCCTCGGCGACGGCGCGCGCCCAGGTCGTCACCGTGTTGTGCAGGGCGTTGAGCGGCTGGTCGCCGATCATGGTCGCGCCGTAGCGCGTCGCCCGGACCGGAAGCGCGGCCTCGGCCGAGCGTCCAGCCGTGTGCGCGTTCTGCGTGCGGTCGAGGCGGGCGCGGGTGATCTCGATGTCGAGCACCAGCTCGGGCACGGCGAGCAGGGCCTCGACGAGAGCGTCGCCGCATGTCGCGCACAGGGTGAGCCCGTCTTTCACCGGGCGGTCGCAGTGCGCGCAGCGAAGGTCAGCGGCCATGGTCATGCCTTCCAGGTGATTTCGAGCCAGAGCGCGCCGCCTCGGCCGCGCTCGGCGGGGTGAATGATCGGCTCGGGTTTCGCCATGTGCGCCGGGATGTCGTCGGGCACCATGCCGTAGCCGGGGTGCTTGGCGGTTCCGGCGGCGAGCGCGTCGTAAGCGGGTTTCGCTGTGGCGACGAGGTTGTCGGTGTCGCGGCGGCGGTTGTCGCGCGGTCGGTAGTGCATCTGCACCGTGACGTGGTCGAGTCCGCGTGGCAGGTTGGCGGCCTGCGCCAGGCGGTGAACCGTACCGCGGACCTCGGCCACCTTGCGGGCGTGTGCGAACATCGCGCCGCGTGTGGCCCGGCGCTGGTTGAGCGTGAGCGGCGGCGCGGTCCAGGGCAGGGTCAGGACGGTGCGGGTCAGTTCGGGCATGGCTACTCGCTCCCGTAGACGCGAATCTCGGTGGTGTCGGTGGTGAGGTCGCCGGACAGTCGGCGGCGGATGTGGTCGCGTAGGGCCTCGACGGCGATCGGGTCGTCGGTGACGGGCGCGAGGATGGCGGCGGCGGCGAGGTCGGCGTCGTTGCCGTGCGCGGGGGCGAAGTGGCCGAGGATCGTGGCGCCGCCGGTGCGCATTCCGTCGAGGAACACCAGCAACAGCGTCTCGATATCGACCTCGACGCGGTCGACGAGCGGCTCGTCGGCGGTCATGGCTGCCCCACGGTCGGGCGGCCGGTCATGCGGACGACGCACGGGATCTTCTGGCCGAGCCCGGTTCTCGAGATGCACGGGTCGCCCACGGCCGCCCCGCAGTTCGGGCACGGGCGGCTCACCGCCCCGCCGATGTCGTAGGCGGCCCGGACCGGGTCGCCGGTGGCGTTGATCGGCAGCCCGGCGTATCCGCTCCCGGCGGGCAAGGCGGCAGCGTCACGGACCTCGGCGGCTTTCTCGCGTTCGGCGCGCTGGCGGCGGTTCTCGCGGGCGTGGTGGAGCAGGTCGCCGATGCCCATCGTGCGGCCCTCGGTGTCGGCCTCGTAGTAGCGCGTGACGCCCTCGACGAGGTCCGGGATATCCAGCTCCCACCGGTGAATGCTCTCGGCCCACGCCATGAGTCGGGCCTTGTCGGGGTCGCCGAGCTTGTCGTCGTAGATGCGTGCTCGGCTCCAGGCCGCGGCGGCGGCCCGGACGGCGTTCTCACTGGCTGCGATCTCCAAGGGTTCTCACCTCCCGTAGCAGTTCCTCGACGGCGGCGTGTGCGTCGACCGCCTTCTCGGTGGGTTTGGATCGGCCGGGCCTGCCTCTCTTGTTGGCGGCCTTGTGCACGAAACTCGGTATCTGTGTGGGACTCCAGGAATCCGACGCTGTCCATGCGCGGAGCCCGTCAGCGATGGCGGGCGGCGGAATTCCGGCCTTGAGGCATTTGTCGATCTCGACGCCGACCTTCGTCAGCACACCGCCCTCGAGCGGTGTCGGTAGCGACTCGGAGAACGCGACGGCGATCTCGTGTGCGGCTGCGCTGCGTGCGGTCGCGTTGAGCCGCGCCGCGGCTTGCCCTCCGCCGCGTGGTGCGCGCAGCGCGACCACTCCCCCGCCGTCGTTTCGCGCGGGCGCGCGGTCGTGAGTTACGTCGAAAACGGGGGGACGTATATCTGTTCCCCTGTTCCCCTGTTCCCCTGTTCCAGCGCCCGGCATCCGCCGAGGACTCGGAGAATCCTCGGCGGGTTCCGCCGAGGATTCGGCGAGACTCTCCGAATTGACCTCTACCTGCACAGATTGGAGCCCGATGGGGCGATTGGTCGCAGGGTCGAACTCTTCGCCGTCCTCGGGAGCGGGCCACCGTGCACCGGAACGTTTGTCGATTTTCTGGTGGTTGTCCCATGAGGGGATGGCGTAGTACGAGCGTCCGGCGACCTTGTAGAAGTGCACGCCGAATACTCGGCGGACTTCGCCGAGGTACCGCCGAAACTCCGCGAGGGTCATGTCCTCGTCGCGCGGGAACACGAATCCCATGAGTTCGCGCGCCTCAGCCTTGCCTCGGCCAGAGTCGTCGGCCCAGTTCCACATGGCGACGAACAGCAGCCGCGAGAACGGGTGCATGGTCTCGATGCCTGGCGAGTCCCAGAACTCGGGCTTGATGGTCCGAATGCGGGCCATGTGCGCCTCCTTTCAAGGTGTCGGCGCAGTGATACGTGGGAGGGGTGCAAGGTCCCTGGCGGCCATGCCAGGGGATGGCTGAGCGGCCACCGGCAACAGCTGAGCCGTAGCGGCTTCACTTCGCGAAATCTCGTTTCGCACAGTAGGTCCCGCCGTTGTCGGACTTCTATCGATTCCCTGCCGACTTTTGGTCATTTCCTGCTGCTTACGACAAGCTGTGTGAGCTGCGAAAACTCCCCGGGCAGCGGCGGAGGTCACCGTAAATCTCGGCATTTCAGGCAAAAGGGTGCTTTGAACCGGCAGGGAATCGTCACGAACCGGCAGAGAATCGCCCGGGGTGCGATCCGAGAACGGCCGCCCGGTGCGGGCGACCTTCCCGTATCGCTGGCAGGACTTCATGCGGTGCGCGATGCCTCTGCGGTGTCGACGATCTCGGGCAGGCGCGCAGCCCACCCTTCGGCCCATTCCTTGGCCTTGAGCACGTCGTCTTCGCTCACCCGTCGCGGTGTCATGACGCCGAGGAACGACTCGCCGCAGCGGATGAGTAGCGTCCGCTTGCCGCGGGCCTCGATCGCGACGGGTTCGCCGTATGCCTTTCCGGCGACCTTGAACCGCGCGAGGCTGTCGCCCGAAACGGTCATGTCGACGAGTAGCGCTTGCTGAGCGGAATGCGCGCGGTGGACGATGCCGGGCACGATGTCGAGGGCCTCGTCGGTGGCGAGCCGAGGCACGCGCAGCGCGCGGCCGTCAATCATGCCCGAGCAGTCCGTCACGGTGACGTGCTCGTCGCCGACGTCGAAACGCACCGTGTACTCGGGGGTTTCGCCGAGTTCCTTGCCCGTAACCTTGAAAATGCTGAGCATCTTCGCCACGTCGTCGGGCAGCAGCTCGACGACGAGACCGGCGTCGGCGCTGCTCTCCCACACACTCACGATGGCGAGCGCGACCGTGAACCGATCGGATGCCGTCACGCTCACGTGCGTGCCGTCGTAGGTGAGTCGGATGCGATAGAACTCGGCCAGCTCCCTGTCCGTGGTGGCGTGCACGCGGACCGCGGTGAGGGCCTGGCGCAAGTCGGCGGTACCGACAATCAGAGTGTTCATGCGGTCGGGCCTCCCTCGATGGGGCCGAGTAGCCCCTTGATCAGGGCGCGGACGCGCCCGTACTCCTCGGCGCTGTCGAGCGCGCCGGACTTGTAGGCGGCGATGAGGTTTCCGGTGTTCTGCTCGATGACGAGCGCGTCGAGCCGGTCGACGAGGTCGAGCAGCGAGCGAGATTGCGCCGCGGTGAAGAACAGGGCGGCGGTCTGTGCTGCGTGCGCGCGATCGGTGTAGGTGTCGCCGTAGCGCATGGAATCGACGAGGTACTCGTAACCGACTTCCCACAGGTTGGCGGCCGAGCGCTTCTCGTGCTCGCTCACGGGCGTGATCGGGTCGCTCATTCCGTGCCTGCCTCGGCGTCGGCCTGGTCGAACTCGGCGTGCACGATCTCGGCGGCCTCGATCGCGTGCTCGTTGGTCGCCTCGGCCTCGCTCGGGTGCATGGCGACGGCCTCGCCGACCGAGTCGGGTTCGACCGGTGCCTCGAGGTACTCGATCAGTTCGGCGGCTTCGGTGGCGGTGAGCTGATTCGCGCCGGTGATTTTGCGGCCGAACTGGTTCGACAGGTACGTGTGCTTATCGGCCTTCTCGGTGACGCCCGCGGCGTTGAGCAGATCGCGCAGCCGTTCCTGTTGCTGTCGGGTGCTCATCGGCTCGGATGCGTCGTCCGGCTCGGCGGCTGCGTGGGGCGACTTGGCCGAGTCCGCAACCTGCGCGTTTTCCGGTTTCGTGCTCGGTTTCGAGGCAGGGTCCTCGGCCGCCTGGTGCTCGTTGATGCCATCCAGGACCGACGAGGCGGACGGTGCCGAGGGCAGCAGATCCGCGCGCTCGGATTCCACACGCACCGGCTCGGATTCGAGATCCTCGACTGTGTAGGCGATACCGAGCAACACGTCGGGCGCGAGCTTGCGGCACACCTCGGCCGCGGCCTTGGCGTACAGCATGGCCTGCGGGTCGGTGAGGTACTTCTCGTTTCCGATGAGCTTGCCGTTGGCGTTGGTCTTGTACTTGCCCGTCCGGCCGTCGATGGTCGGCACATACCCGGCGCGCGACGCGCGTTGAATCGTCCAGGTGCTCTCTTCCTCCTCGCCCTTGGCAGAGCGACCCGCGACGGTGACCGAGTCGTCGCTCGTGTCCACGGTGTAGATGCGGTAGCCGCGGTTCTTGAGCAGCGCGACCATGGTCCGCGCGTAGATGGCGGGTGTGCCGTGCACGGTGAATACCTGCTGGAGCGCCTGAATCGGATTCAGGCCGAGTTCGGCGCCGTACAGGATCGCGACCGCGCCGTCTGCGGGCTTGCCGCGGTACCGGTCGGGTACCAGCGCAGTGCGGCACAGCTTGTCGGCGAAGTCGTAGGCGACCTCGATCGCCTGCGAGTACCGCATGAGGTTGTCGATCGGATCCGGCGCGGCGACGGCGACCGCGCGGCGCGAATCCTTCTGGGCAAGTTCGAGTTCAGTGGTCATCGGGCGTACTCCTCTTTTCTCAGCAGGTAGGCGGGCATGTCGGCTTGGTGGATGTCCTCGCCCCAGTCGGGCCAATGGCCGGATTCGAGGCAGCGGGCATAGATCTCGATGGCTTCGCGGTTGCGGCGACGGCCGCGCTCGAGCCAGATGGGCCGCAGCTCGACCACCTTCACGAAATGCGGCGGTTTCTTGGCGACGACGGCGAACACGAACGCGGGCCGTTCGCCGAGCAGCTCGGTGAGTCCGGTGGTGTACCAGTCGTCTTGCTGGTCGTAACCGAACTTCTCGATCCCCTTCTCGAACTTCTTGGGATCGGCGGTATCGGCGGTTTTCACGTCGATGCCGATCGACGCCCCACTCGGCGCGGTGAACAGGCAATCGGCACGCAGCCGCAGCAGCACACCAGTGGCCGGGTCGCGCCAATAGCCCGACACCTCCGGCGTGCCATGGCGCAGCGCCCGCGCGAGCTTCGGGTGACTACGCACGTTGTGAGCCATGGCTTTTGCCGCCCGCATCTGGTGTGTCAGAAGTGGAACCACTCCCGCAGCGCGCAGTTCCTTGCGGCGCTCCTGCTCGGCCTTGCGCTTCCAGTTCTCGGCCTTCACCTCGACCACGTCCGCGCCGACGCCGAGAGTCAGGGTGTGCACGGCGGTGCCGAACTCCATCACCTCATTCGGCTCGGTCTCGGCGGGATGATCGCGGTCGTAGAGCCATTGCGCCGGAACGGTGTCGAGCAACGTTCGCGCGCCCGTGGACGACAGCGAAGACGTATCCGCGTGGTACTCGTCCTCGGGCACGTCCGGGTAGAGACCAGGCTCGCGGGGCATCGGAACGGTTCGCGAGCTGTCCCCGCAGTGCGGGCAAATCTCGCGGTCGAGATCGGAGACAGCACAGATGTCGTTCACGACTCCCCCGCCCCGCCGACAGCGTCGCTGTCGTCTGTCCACGGGTCATCGCCGATCAGGCCGTCGCCGTCGCAGTCCGGACAGGTGCGCCTCGGGCGGATCTCGCCAGTACCACGGCAACGCTGGCACTGCTCGGCCTCACGAATCAGCGGTTCGGTCATCGCGCACCACCGACCGCCAGTGCCGACAGGCGCGAGCGCCGCTCGGTCGCCTCGGCGAGCTTGCGATCGAACAGCTGGTGACGCAGCTCGTTGCGCTGCTTGGTCAGTGCCGTGATGCGCCGCCGGTAACGGGCGATGGTCGCGGCATCGGCGGTCGACCGCGCCTCGGCGATGTCGAGCGACGCATTCAGCTGCGCGACCTGGTCGCGCAGATCCTCGATGATCTCGGCGTCGCTGCGGCTCATCGTGGTCCCCCGATCTTCGCGTCGGCGTCCTCGAGCCGGTCGGCGATCTCATCCAGCTCGGCGGCGCGGTCGAAATTCCCGTGCCACAGTTCGCTTTTCGAGATCTCACGCAGTCGGATCACGGCGCTATCGACCGCCGTGGACACGACCGGCGGCATAGAGGTGCTGGTCATCGGTAGAATTCCCTTCGTTGCTTCGGGCGCGGCGAGTTGCAGCTCGGCGCGCGCGATCGAGGTGACGGAAGCGGCGACGTCCAGCGCGGGCACTGCCCGGCTGGGCGTCGTTTCGGTTTCGAGGTGGTGTGCGCTCGCCATCAGCCGCGACCTACGGCGACGACGGCCAGCACGACGAGAGCTGCGGCGAGCCAGACGATTACGACGATTGCCCATCCGGTCACGGCGTCACCCCCGTGCAGGCGGTGAGGGCCACGCCACCGAGGTAGGTCGCGACGATTCCGGCGGCGATGAGGGCGAGCCAGCCGTACATGGCGATGACATCGCGGTCGATGTGCGGTAGGTGCGGGCGGTGCATACGGCATCCGTTCTGTTGTTGGGGCAGGTGCGCGGCCGTCGAGAGCGGGGCGTGAGGGGGCGCCCGGCGGTCCCTCCCAGCGGTCACGCGATCCCCGACGCGGCATCGGCGCGCGCCGCGCCGGGGAAGCTCAGGGGGTTGTGGCGCGGCGCTTCATGCGGGCGGCGCCGCGCTTGGATAGCCCGGCAGCATTGGCCGTCGTCGCGGCTGCGGGCTTGTGGTTGGTTGTGGTGGCGAGGCGCACGAGGGCGGCGGCGCGCATGTAGTCGACGACGCGGGCCATGTCGGTGCGGGTCATGCGCCATGAGCGGCCCGCGAGCACGGCGGTGAACTCGCCCGAGGTGATCCGGCGGGACAGCCAGTCTGGCGA